AGTTGTTTTAGATGTAGCACCTTTAAAACAGTTAATTGAACCTACTGAATCCCAATAGAAAGCAACGTCTCTAGGTAATCTACCATCTTGTTGATAATCCATCATTGTATTCATATGAAAAGAAATATCCTCAACAACTGGTTCATATCTTAATGGTTTTGTCATCATTTTACTATGTTGATGGTCATAATTAGCATACATTTTAACTAAGTCAGCACCTTGTAAGAAAATGAAATCACCTTCGTAATTAATTTCTCCAGTTTCTTCATCAACTACTTCTTCAAATTGTACACCTATGTTTCTAGCATGTGTCCAGTTCCAGTTACCTTCTGTTTCATAAATAATAGGTAAAATACCTAATTTTTGACAACCAGCAATCGCTTCATAAATAGCTGTTGATTTACCAGTATTTGAATAACCTCTAAAACTAGTAAAATATCCGATTGGAATACCTGGTACTTTTACTGCATCGTGAAAAGATTCAGATAAAGGAATCCATGCTAATTCTTTTTCTTTAATTTGAAAATCTAACCCTTCATTCTTTTTGAAATCTTTTAAGTTAAATTCTTTTTTCTCGATACCTTTTTTTTCTGGTTTTTTAGCCATTTTTGTTAATATTAAAAACTATGTTATTTTAGAACAAAAAGGGAGCAATTTCTCACTCCCTTTTGTTTAATTTTTAGAACGGTAAGTCATCATCGTCTTCGTTAGAAGATGTTACTGGTTCAGATTTAGTTGTTGTAGCAGTAGCAGCTTGAATATTAGCTTTTACATTCTCAACACCCATTGTTAATTCTTCTTCCATATCAGCTTCAGTAGAAGTAGCTGTCAAAGATGCTTTATCAACATATTTTTTAGCTTCTTTATCCCAAACTGGAAGTCCACCTTTAACGATTATTTCTAAATAATCATAAGATTTTACAGAATAAACATCTTCCCATGTTCTTTCATCAGCTGTCCATTCAGCTAATTTGTCAGCATCTTCACTTAACGGTGTTGAATCCAACGCAACGATTGCAGATACAACTGGAACATTGTTTTGATTTCTGTTGATAGAAATCGATAAGTCACGACCATTTTGAATGTCAGTAACGTTTCTGTTAGTTTTCAATGCTGTTAATACACCATGAATCTTATCATAAACACCTTCTTTTCTGTAATCGTGATTAAATCTCCAGAATTTAACGCCTTCTTCTTCACGTTCTCTGTCAATCACTTTAACAACATACATTTGACGAGCTTTGTATTTTTTTGCTAACTCTTTGTCAGACTCTTTTCCAGTAGAACGTAATTCTTCATAAGCTTCGCAGAATGGACATGGTTCATCTTTTTCATGTTTTAAACACGCAAAAGTTTTCCATTCACCATCAACTAGTGCTTTGTGACCATGGACTTCAACAAAAGGACTTTTTGTTGCATCCTTAGAAGGAAGGATTCTGATTTCTTTAGTTGCAGATTTAACACCATCTTTAATGTGTGTGTTAAAGTAGTTTTTTAAATCATAGACTTTCTCTGATTTTTTCTCGTACTTAGGAGCGTTGTTTTTACTTTATTTTTATTTTATGTTATACTTACACATTTATAATACAAATATACGACAAAACCTATGAAAAGTCAAGTAGTATATGTATATATTTTAAATATTATTTTACTTTTCTTTTGCAAAGTTACAACATTTTTATTTATATTGCAACAATTATCTTAAAAATATTTAAGGCCCAATAAATGGGCCTTAAAATATTGTTTTTAAGTTACTTAAATTTCTTCTTCTTCGTATTCATCTGGGCTAACACCAAAACTTTTTTTGATTTCTGGCTCTGAATACGTTGTATCAACATCATCTTGTGTCAATACATATTCTTTAGGTTCGTTCTCTTTACCCATAACATCATAAGCACCTTCTTTATCATTCCAATAATCAGTCAATTTAACTGAATAAGGATAAGAACTTAATGAACGCATTTCCAATTTTTCAACTGGTGTTGGATTTCTTTTAACTATTTCTTGTTCTAAATCATTTATCTTACTTGAAATAGCATCCATACTAGCTATTCTACTTTCTAAGTCAGAAAGTTTTTGTAATAACATTTCAGTATTTTGTGTTGCTTTATCAGCAGCACTCTTAGCCTCTTCTGTTGAAGTAACCAAAGAAGTCACATCAATCTCAACGTCATTTGAATCATCAACTGCTGGTTCCTCTAACGCTGGTTCTTCGTCTGTAGGCATTTCATCTGTTGGCATTTCATCAGAAATCTCACCAGTTTGTTCAGTATCATCTGTTGGTTCTTCTGTTGGTGGTTCTATACCCAATTCACCAGCAATATCATCAACAGCTGCTTTAGTTTCTTCTTCATCACCTTCAGCTTCGTCTAATTCAGAACCAGTAATTAATGGTTTTTCATATTGTGGAATTTCTTCTTCATTATTATAGAAGTTAAAATTTTCTAATACTTTAATTCTTTTAAGTTCCTCTTTAAGTAATTCTGGGTTAAATTTAGTTTTCTTTCTCATCTATATTAAAATAATAATTGTCTACCATCTTCGGTAATTATTTTTTTGTTGATTCTTTCAACTAAGCTTTTATCACCTTTGATAACACAAACACCAGAACTACAATCTAAATTTGGGTCTTGGTTTTGATTGTTTAAATATGAATCTAATGAATTATTTAAATTGTTTTGGTCATTAGATTGTTTGTTTTTATTTTCGTTTTCCATAATGAATAATTTAATTCAGTATTATTTTATTAATAAATATCACTAAATACTTAAAAAATCCTAGATATGTTGAAAATAGTTAGGTCTTCACCGTTTAATAATATCAATTTATTTTGATATTCGTTCCAATCTATTTTAATTGATTTATTATCGATATTACCGATTGATTCTGGGTATAAATTCTCGATTAATTTATTTAATGCGTTTATCGTGTAAATAGCATTACCTTTTTTGTGGATGATAACTGCACTTGGGAATAAATTCTTTAAATTTAATGGTTTATCTTTTTGAACCGTCAATTTAAAGGTTATTATGTATTTAGATTCATCATCTAAATTTTTGTAACAAAAAACTTTATCTTTGGTAATACTAAATTTGGTTTCTAAATAATTTAAAAACCAATCAACTCTTTCTGGAAAAATAAAGGTTGCTAATAGTATCGTTTTGTTCATTTCTTATAAAGTATAAAAAGGGTAAATATTTAACTTGTAAGCCAAGTTCTTCAATGTAATTTCTATATTCTATAAGTATCTCTGAATCCTCTAAAAAGACTATACTTTTAGTTTTTATTTTCTCTTTTATTTTATTAGAATTTAACCCTATGAAATGTAATAATTCTAAATCAACACCAAATATAAAACCATCACCATAAATATAAACCATTTTACCATTTATAAACGATATTGGTTTATCTATTGAGTTAAGTTTTCTTACTATTTTAATAAGTGAATTATAGTTATATTGTATTGGGTCAACGAAAAAATAATTAACTTTATTTGTTAAATCAGTATAAATTTTATTCTCAAACCAAATTAAATCTTCTTCGTGTTTATCACGTCTTTCAGTTTTTTTAAAAGTCCAATATAGATTTGGTTCTATCTCATTATTAAAGATATCAAAATTTGGATAGTGTTTATTAACATAGTCAAAACCAATTACTAATGTAGGTAATCCATGAATAATTTCGTCCATGGATTTAACCACATTAAAGTCTTTACTGACATTCAAATCGTTTACAGATACAATATTAGCTATTTTCATATTGCAAATGTACAAAATATTTTTTAAAAATACTTAACCTTTATCCCATCTTTTCATAGCTGAGTTATAAATAGCTAATTTAGCGTTGTATTTTTCAGTACCTTTTGTATAACTAGCTTTCTCTGCTGGAGACCACCAACTATTGATATATGTTTTTACCCATGCATCACCATTATCACCATTAAACCCTTTAGATTTAATTCTATCGGCCATGAATGTCAAGAATGTATCATTACTTTCAAATATAGCAAACGCTCTCTTTTTACCACCACTATCAACTCGACAATATTGACCGATGATACCTGGAGCACCCCATTTACCACCATCTGTTTGAACACCAGAATAATTAAACCCACCAGCTGAAACAAACGCTGTTCTATCACTATTTTTAGAAGCTTCAGCCCATAAAATAGCAAACACCGCTTTACCAGTACTACTTGGTAATTTTTTAAGTATTTTTATTGCTTCACTATAAGTTAATGTATTCGCTGGCGGTAATGGATTTTGGAATGGGAAACTATAGTTTGGTGATTTACAACCAAACGCAGCTGTACCGCCACCTCCTTCACCACCGTCACCAGATTTTTTAACATATTTGTAATCACAATTAGTGTATACCGCTTCTTTACCTTCTGGTGTTAAAGGGTTTTTAACACTAGCTTCTTGTTTTGCATTTTTATCAACTTTAATTGTATAACCATATATTGTTGGGTGATTTTCTACAATACATTTTGCAGCAGTACCATGATACTCCATATGCCAATGTTCATCTAATGGATTACCATCTCTTAAACTAACTGGCATTACCCAACCGTATTTCCATGAATTATCGTAAATCCATTGAATTGCTGGGTTATTAGTAAATTTAAAAGATGCTGGTGTGTTTTTAGTGTTAGAAATAATACCACCAGCTTTGTTATAGAATTGTAAATCGACAGCAATAGCCCAACCATGGTTAGAACTACCAGGCGTAGCAGCAGCACTACCATATTGTTGTTTAATTTGAACTTGTTTATCGTAATCCCTAAATACACTAGTTATACCAACATAGTTTCCACCATTACCTTTAAACCCATTTGCTTTCATCCATTTAACAAAATCAGTTAGCATTTCTTCTAATGGTTTAACTGCTTGTTCAATTAACATGTTTTCATTTTTAACACCTAATTTACCATTATTAACACCAGTTATTTTTGGTATTTCTTTAGTTTTGTTTTTACCAGCAACAACTTTACCGTTTACAGCACCATTATCTATTAATGTAACAACAATTGGTGGGAAAGAACCTTTAACACCGCCACCGCCACTGCCGCCACCGATTTTACTATCACTAGTAGCATCACTAGCAACAAATGTGTTAAGTAAGTCCATATACACCTCATTCGAAGTAACTAACGGTGTTTGTGGGTATCTAATTCTAGTACCTTCAAAATGTGTTGACATTGAATGTGGTGTTATACTATGTTTAACTTTTGTAATCAAATAAGCACCATGGAACATAGGTATGTTATCCAATTGGAAAAACATCATTGGTTGAATCATGGCGTTACCCATCATTTCAACTTTGGCTGTATAACTTCTAATCGCATATACATTATAAATGTTTTGACCAATTACTGTTCTATTATGTTCTGAACCTTTTTGAGAAATCTCATCTTGAATTCTTAATGATTCGTCAGTCTCAGTATATTCACTTTGGTCTAAATCTATATCTTTAAATAAATTTTGGTTTTGTTGACTGTATTTTACAACAAACGCACTTACTGGTTCTTCGTATTCTTTTGGACCTTCACCAGTTACTATATCATCTGGTGCACCTAATTCAAATGATGTACCACCATCTTTACATCTTAAATCAAACCCATCATTTGGATATTTTGATGAATGTTCCGAATCTTTTTCTGGTCTACCATAATCTAAATGTTTTGATGGTTGTCCATCGTATACACAAACAAAAGAAGGACCACAAGCACCTTCTGGTATCTCATCATCCATGTAATTAAAAGGTTTGAATATAGATGACATCACCTTTTCATCATTAAAGTTTATGAAATTTGGTAATGGTGTAAAATTAAATCTATTTGCTGATAATAAATTAGAAATCATATCATAAGCACTAGTATTTGTATTCTCTAATAACGTATCATTAATTGGTAATGGGTTAACGTATAATAAATCACCGATATCTCTAAAACTTCTAGCAACGAATCTAAAACTGTCAATCATCCTAGGTTTAGTTTCATCACCACCATATTTTTTAGCTAATTTACTATCAACAATACTTCTACCACCACATTGAAATATTAATTCATTTATACTTTTTGCACCACCTAACCATTTATCATAGATGTTTTTACATGTTTTATATAATTGTAATTTAATAACATCAACGTTTGTCGTACCAAAAACAGCTAAATCTGCTTTTTCATTTTCTTTTACTGGGTTTGTTTCATCAGATTTACTAGCTAAAATTTCATTTACTTTTGTAAAATAAGCTGTAAACAATGCTTCATCAACACTTATCGGTTCTCTTTCCTTATCCCCTTGTGCTGCACCCCAAATTTTATATGTTGAGTTGAAGATTAACACTTCTTCTCTTAATGCATTCAATATTGTTTTAACAGCTGATGTTCCATCTCTTAGTTGTAAGAATAAATAAAAATCATTAGGGTCTTGAGTTAAAGTAGATGTTTCGATAGGTGCTACAATATCATAAAACTTTTCGATATTATCTTTTTTAACTTTACTGTGATTAAGTATTTTATTACCATTGAATTTATCGTTACTTATACTATTTCTTACACCATCTAAGTAAGATAAAAATTCAACATCATCACCATTAAAAATTTCTAATTTATCTGCAAGGTCTTTCCATTTAACACCATCACCAGTACCATTAACAAATTCAAAAAACATTCTTTTAAATTCGTTTTTTACTTGAATAGGTAATTTAATGATTGTGTCAGTTAATTTACTGTCAGCATAATCTATATTACTACCACCCCAATAACTATCTAAAACTGAAGGGAAATATTCGTATTTGTTTAAATAACCAGCACCAACACCACCATAAAAACCTTCTCTATTATCAGTCCAAATTGGGTCTTCGCTACCACTTCCACCATTAACAATAACACCACCTTCTATAATAGGGTCTAAACTTGAATAACGCCATAATATAGAACCTATAAACGCACACCATAGTCTAGGTGCATGAACAATACCAGCACTATATCTAAATAAGTTTATTATTTCATTTTTGTTTAATGGGTTGTCTTTTTTATCTGCTTCACCAGCTATACAATCAAAATTAAAAGGTAATGTATGTAAAAATAAAAACGCTTTTGCTGGTTCAGCTACTAAACTTGGACCAGCGATTGTTTTTCCATTTTCATTTACAATTTTTGCTTTACTATTTTGACCATAATATAAATCACTTCCAAATAAACTAAAAGTATATTCTGAATAAGGTTCAATATCATCACAATCTGGTGATGTTATAACACCAGCACCATCATAATTTAATTCAATGTAAGGATATGTTATTTCTGAATCACCACCGTTTATTAATGAATTAAACAAAGCTCTATTTTTACCTAAATTTAAATGTAAATATGCTTTTTCATTTAAACTTTTATAAGCATTTTCTTTATCAGATTCAATAACTTCTATCGCTGTATTAACCTTATCACCACTTTTTAAGAAATATGGTGATGTTGGGTCAAATTTTAATTTTTGTGGTGCTTTAGATGCTGCTCTAGTTAAAGCTAACCCAGTGTTACTATCTTTATAGAAAACATACATTAAAGGTAACCCTTGTAATGAAGGTTCACCCCAATCCATATCTTTAAATTCTTGAACACCAAAACCGCCACCAAATGGATTAAACCCAGCTGTTTTATCAACAGCACTTTGTTTTAGTTTTTCATATGAAATAACATTTTCAGTTTTAACTGTTGCTGGTGGTGTATATAATGTTTTTGGTTCTTCTATTTTGCTCATGATTTTAATGTATGTACCACCATCATCTTTTTTAAAGAATTGTTTGTCATTTGCATCATCATTTGCAGAACTATAGTTTGTAAAAAAGATTGTTTCATCACTATCTCTTTTAGTTATTAATTCTGATTCTTTTTCAGACCATGTGGCATTATTAAAATCTTTATTAATTGGTATTAATTTCCATTCTATATCTTTAAAGATATAAGTATAATTAATTTTACCGCTTTCATTTTTTACTACTTCTCTTTCAACACCATTTATAGTACCTTTAACATTCTTAAATGTGTCTATACTTTTAGATGCATCTGTAATCGATTTTTTTAATTTGATATCTTTAACACCTCTTAATATTGCATCTACTTCTATTTGTGCTAAAGCTGCAACATCTTCTTCAGAAAGCAATGCTGGATTATATGAATAACCCATAAACGTCATAAATCGAATAACCATCATTCTAGCTATATCGTTTGCATTTAACATTTCATACCTAGCATAAGGTTCTAGGTCACTAAACAAATAAGAATCAAATGGGTTTGTTGGGAACCAAGTAGATTCTTCAACATCAGCATTATTAATTGTTTCTTGTTGTGATTTATAAGATTTTCTAAAAGCTTGTAATAATTCTTCTATAAAAACAACTTCATTCACTTTTTCTGGATTACTTAAAACACCTTTTTCACCTAAATATTTTTCAACATAAATAGAACCGTTTTCAGTACTACCGCTACCAGCACTATTTGAAACTATACTATCTTGTGTTTCTTCTTTTTTTCTATAATCTGGCCATGGGAAAAAAACCTTTTCTTCTAAATAAGCTTTATGTATATCGCTATTATTTTCATCAGTGGAAGAAAAAATTTGTTCCAATTCAGCTGTCCTTTCAGTATAAATCACCTAATTTAGTATTAAGTAATGTCATATCGAAAACATCTATCTCTTCAGCATCTTTTATAGCATTGTGATTTTTGTTTATATAATCTAATAATTTCTTTTTGGTATCAGTTAATTGTGCATCATCCTTAGAACCAAGTTTTAATTTTAAATCAGCAATTACATTAGCATCAGTAGAACTAAGCATTCCTTTGGTAATTTTCTTATATAATTTACCACCATTAGTATTAGTTTCTGTTTTTATATTGGTAAAATCAGCTTCTGTTAATTGATAATTCTTTTCAGCTATAGCATTATATGCTTGAATATCTGTTTTAACGTTTTCTATATATGATGAATCTATACTTGTTTTTTGAACAGAATTAAAATCAGTAACATGTTTTATTAATATAAAATCATATGAATTTTTATCAGTAGCTGGTTTTTCTAATTCATTACCTAAAGTAGTAATCCTAGCTTTTAAATTATTTATATAAACTAACCCATTTTCAATAACACCTATTTGTTGTGCTGCTGGGTTATCTTCACCTTCTTTTTTTAAACCTTTATTTATTTCACTAATTTTTTTAGCTAATTCATCTAACGTTAAAATTTCTCTTTTAGTATCAGTTCTATATTGTGTTAATCTTTCACCCCCAATTGTAGTATAAGGTATTGCTCTTAAATAACCTAATAACATATCTGCCATCAATGCAAAAGTATACCCAATAAAATTTGCAGTTATTTCAAAATTACCAGTTTTAGAATTGAATTTAGAATTAAATTTAGTCATGTGAAGACAATACTTCACTGGTAAACCATAAAACCCTTTTATTTCTAATTCAAACATAGGATATGGTAATTGGAAAAAAGTAGTATACTTATTACCAGTATTATTTAAAATATTTTCTTCATTTTGAAATATTGAACTACCTCTTACATCAACAAAATGAATTGCTATCATCGGAACATAAGACGAGTTAAATTCTATATCTATCGCTGTGATACCTAATGTTTCATCATTAATTGAATCTTTATCAAAAACAGTTGTTAAATCAGTATATTTTGTTGTTAAAACTTTTTTACCACCAACATTTGAACCTTCAATAAAGTTAACATCAATTTTTGCTATGTTTTGCTTTGTTTTTCCATTGTCATCACTTGTTAATACAGTTCTACCTTTTCTAAAACTTGTTAAAATGACAGATATATTCAAATCTTCTAAAGGAACTGAAATATTATCACTTGAATTTATCCCGTATGTATTTGGGTCTACTAATTTTGCTCTACCAGCACTACAACTTACTCTATTCTCCATATAACGATTTATGATTTCTAATTTGTGCTAAATATCTTCCCACAGCCTCATCAAAAGGATATGGTATTCTAAGTAGCGTCATGTCTGGAATGTTGAACTCTAAACCACCAAATTGTGGGTTAGCAGCCATAATTAACCAACCACTCCATGCATTATTATAAAACATATTACTCAATTTGTCAAGTCTAGTTACACCTTGTTTATAAACATATGTTAAATCACTTGATGCAAAAGGGACTACAAATCCTGGAACTGGTTTCATTGTTGTACCATTTCTAAATTGTGAATATCTATCTACGTATGATGCCATAATCTTTAATTTTTTTAATTCTTATT